CGTTGCTACTGTTGCAATGGCTACTAAGGTAGTGGCTTCTATTACTACTAGTTTTCTCAGTATGTTCTCAAGCTTGAATTTACCTCAAAGTTTTAGTGTTGAGGCTAAACAATCAGGCAAGTCAAAGCGCGAAGAGCGCATGCATTTACGTAATCTTCACAGAATGTTCGGATATGATCCAGAAATGTTTGACATTTTGCATCAATCCGGCAATCTTGATGAAGTTTGTGACACAATCTTTAAAAATAACATGGCTGTAATAAGCTGTGGACATTTTGGAAGATTGGGTCATGGACTATTTTTACGTCGTAACTTGATACTTATGCCTTATCATTTTCTAACAGTGACTTATGGTCGCTTGTGGAAAGAGGGTAAGAAAGAAGGTGTTGAAAATGCAAAATTGACCTTTACAATTACTAATAAGAGCTTTGACGTATCTTTAAAGGAACTTATACTTGGTGGAAAGGAGCATGAGATGAATTCGTTAAAGGATTTGGTAATTTGCCAGCTTCCTGCTACGGTTCAAGCTTTTCCTGATATAACTAAGTTAATAGTTTCACATGAAGACTCTGTTAAATCTCGTGATCATGGGTTTTCTGGCGCTATGGTCTTTTCTACAGATGTAGGGAGGATCAAGGTTTGCCATGGACCCATGGTCTGGTGTGGTGCAATATCTGCTGATGCCACTGTTTATGGTGAAACCATGAGTAGTTCTGAGTGTTATAGGTATTCATTCAATACCAAGCGAGGTGATTGTGGAGCTGTTGGTTTGTTAACCAGTGGTAAGGTGTTTTCCATGCATATTCTTGGAAACACTGTTGCTGGTTACTCTTCGTCGTTTGATAGAGAGGAGATTGAAGCATATCTGACTATGTTCTCTCCTATCAGCAGTCAAGTTGGAGAAACTGTTAACCCAATTCTCCCGCAATTTGGTTTGGCGAAACGTATCCCTGCGGATAGATCAATACCTTCAATGGGAAGATCTGCAATTAAGCGTAGCTTCTTATATGGGATGAAGTCTCTGCCTAAGGCACTGACGGCACCGGCGGTGCTGACAAACCGCCCTGCCAGAGAACCAGATGATCCACCGTTGGATCCTTATAAGATCTCAATATCTGGTTATTGTCTTAATGATACTTTATTTTATTTGTCTATTTATGAGAGAGCATCCATACAATATGGTGATTGGCTCATTCATAACATCTCCCATGACTTTAAGCGCATTTTGACCTTTGAAGAGGCTGTTGTTGGCATTCCTAATACAGGCTGTGCTCCTTTATGTAGAGCTACTAGCCCTGGATGGCCATGGAGTATTAATAACCGCCTTGGCGGTAAAAGACTATGGTTTGGAGATGGAATGGATTATGATTTGACTCTTGAGAATACTGTTAAAGTACGCGATAGGGTTGAATTTGTTATTTCTGAGGCCAAGGCTGGTAGGCGTTGTTTACATGTCTTTACTGATTTTCTTAAAGATGAAAGACTATCTCTAGAAAAAGTGAGATTGTGTAAGACAAGGCTTATCAGTGCTAGCCCTATGGATCTTCTTATAGTGTACCATATGTACTTTGGTGCATTTGTTAATGCTATGTATAAAACACGTATCTATAACGGTAGTGGTGTTGGTATTAACGTATATTCAATTGAGTGGAGTATGCTTAAAGAGTTCCTTTGTGGTTACTGTAATGAAGACGAGAAAGGTTTTTGTGCCGGTGATTATAAGGGTTTTGATAAGCGTGAAAAGCCTGAAGTTCATTCTTTGATATTGTCTATTATCAATAGATGGTATTCTGATGAACATTCGACCGTTCGTGCTGTTTTGTGGTATGAGCTATACGACAGTATACACCTTCGTGGTGATGTGATGTATTGTTGGCATAGTTCCCTACCAAGCGGTCATCCTATGACTACTATTGTGAACAATATGTATAATACCATATTGTTTGTGTCGGCATGGAATATGATTGTGCTTGATAATGTTGATTTCTTTCGATATGTGAGGCTTATCGTATTCGGTGATGACAATGTATGGGCTGTTGGTAAACCATTTCGTGATGTGTTCAATCAAGAAACAGTTTCCACAGTTATGCGGCAATTTGGTATGGAATATACTAATGCCGATAAGTCCGAAGGTGCAACTGGTTTTACCTGTTTATCTGAGGTTACGTTTTTAAAACGTAGTTTCAGATTTGAATGGGTTGTAAATCGTTATGTTGGACCTTTAGAGTTGTCGGTAGTGTTGGAAATGCCAATGTGGACTAAACGTGGTGATAATGATAATGTAATCGCCATCACAAATGTTGAGACAGCTCTTTTTGAGCTTTCCCTTCATGGACGTGAAGTGTTTGATGAGTGGGCTCCCAAGTATATTAGTGCTTGTCAGCTCCATTACTCGTGCACTCCTCGGCGTACTTCTTATGAGGGTTGTCGGGATAAAGTTCTTAATTCCGATCTATATTATATATAGTCGGTTTCTAGGACTCAAGTTATTCCCTAGTGATTCTAGGGACTTTCCACAAGTATAGTGGGGTTATTATCTTTTCCAGAAAAGATAAACACTAAGTGTGATCTTGCTCATGTATAAAATCCTGACTTAAATCATGAGTATTGCTGCTTAGGTAGGACCTGGGCTATTTAGTCTTACTAATCCAGGATGGGTCGTTAGCAGTCCTAACAATATCCAGGACCTCAGGTGTCTCCGGAGGGTAAAAGTGTAACCTCTGGTAAGCTAAATCACTTGCTGCAACACAATTAAAAACGACCGACAATATCACCGGTGATAGTGATGTTCCCGTTAGCTCGGGTTACCATAAAGCTACAAATGATGGCAATGATGTTGATGCAAACGTTGTTGCCTTCAGAAACGATGCAAATCAGAATGTTTCACAGCGAGATAACCCTGTGGATTTTCCTTTATATCGTTCTGTGAAAACTACCCTGGCTGATGCTATAGCTGATTTTCTTGCAAGACCAGTTATATTAGCCTCTGGTGGTTTTCAGGTTGGGGATGTTAATACATTTCCAAGGTACAAGATTCCTCAGGATCTTGTGTCTATTCCAATCTGGTCTAATAAACTATTAGGTTATCGTTATCTGCGGGCAGATTTTCGATTTCGTCTAGTAGTTAATGCTACCAGATTTCAGGCTGGCATTTATCGCCTGGTATTTCAACCAAGTGGTGGTGCAGCCTGTTCTGCTTATAATTTGCTTTTCCATGGT